GTACAATGCTTTATCTAAGTCATTATCCCATTGTACTTTGTTACCAACAAACTTAGGAGAGGCTGCCTTTCTTAGTTGTGGTGGTAAAGTAAAATCAACAGCAGGAGAGACAAGCTGTACTTCTTCCAGCTCGTTTGTTTCCCTGTTCAGTCGTTGGTATTTGGTTGGGTTCTGTGCTTGGCTAACCACCTTACCAGCTAACCCTTGGTTCAGGTTGTTGGCATCAATGGCTTCGCCTGCTGCGTCCAGTTGAATCTGTCCTTCTTTCTCAGCCTTGATAGCAGCATCTGTTGCAGCACTCTCAGCTTGAGCTAACTTCTAAGGATTGGGAGATAAACCACCAAACAACTTACCGACAACACCGCCCAGCACACCACCAAAGCCTGCACCTACTAAGGTGTTTACGACACGGCTGTCACCATACTCTTCATACACAGGTTCAACAGCACCGTAGACAGTACCAGCTACAACACCTTTCTTGAGACCAGTGATGGCTGCTGTAGCTCCTTTGATAGGAGCAAGAATAGCACCGGGAAGGATTACAGGATCAACAATAGCCCCACCAATACCACCAATAACAGAAGTTACTGGGTTGGTCTCCATCATCATGCGGCTTCTACGCTCATCCTCAGCATCTTGTTCTTCATCAACACTGATGCCCGGGATGTCTACTATCTTTTCAATACCACGGATGGTGGACGTAACAGCACGACCAGCCTGATGTAACAACACATCACTGGTTTCAAACCCCTCACCCGACATGTATTTTAAACCGTCATCAGAGACTAAATCCCACCTATTGTTCGCAATGTAGTAGAGGTCATCATCTGACAGTAACGAGTAATTCGGCTCTGCCATTTGTTCTCCTTAAGCACCACCGACAGGTTGTTCCATAATCGGAGGCAGACCTTGAGGCTCCGCAGGTTTTGGTTGTTTTATTGGTCTAGTTTTAGGACGCTTGGCATCAATCTCTTTAATCATTTTAACTGCGTCTTCCCGAGAAACAACACCATTCTTAATTGCTTCATTAATAATAGCAAGTTGTTCGCTGGTTTCAGTAGCCTCTCTGTATCGTTGCTCAAAGTCAGCCTTGGTCGTAATAGGCGTTTTAGGCGGCTCTTTACCTTTTTCTTTAGCTACCCCTGCCCTACGCTCCATCTCAGCCTTTGCTAAGTCTGCTGGAGTTTTAGCTCCTTCTTTAGGAGGAGGAACAGTTTCGTCTACAACCTGACCCGGGAACAATGACTTAGCTTGTTCAACACTGTAACGAGTACCTTCACCATCAATGTAACCAATGATAGGTTTCATAGAAATTGACTTACCCGTCTCATCAGTTTTAACAACAGTTGGTCCATAGATAGGTGTGAGTTGTTTCAGCTTACCTTCAGCAGCACGACGCTGGATATCTTCTAAGCCATAAGCACGACCCTTCTCTAGGGCTTGCATAGCAGCACGAGACAGACCACGCTTCTGTAGTGCATCAGCCAAAGCAGTCATCTTTTTTGCTGGGTCAGTGATACCCATGGCTGTTACTTCACGCATAGCGTCTTCCATGCCTCTAGCCTCAGCCTCCTGTGCTGGTACACCGCCAAGCATACGACCTAACCCATAACCAGCACCAGCGCCACCTTGGGCAATGGTGGACACCACTTGCTGCAACAAACCCTGACTGCCCATCTGAGCAGGGGTAAGCATCAGTCCTTGTTCATATTGCTGACGTGCCTCTTGAGCCGTAGGCATACCAAACAAACCAGTTCCTTGTAGTTGTGTTGCCATATCTATTCCTAGTAAGAAAAGTCCGTTATGCCTCGATACTGGTCTTCCATCCAATAATCATACGGTGTTACTGAAGGGGTAGTTTGACGGTTAGCAAACAAACCACCAAACTGTTTACCAGCTTGTTGGACAGCCTGAGCAGCACCCAACCCGCCAGCTAGCCGTAGGTTAGCCGCTTGCTGACCACCACTCAACAGAGCTTGTGCTTGAGCTGCACCAGCTGTTGAAGCACGACCACCGATAGCAGCACCAGCTTCCAACGGTGTCATACCTAGTTGCTCAATACCAGCACCAGTTTGGAACAACCCAGTACCACGACCAATCAACCGATCAATTTCAGCCTGACCATACTCACGTGCCGCAGCAGCCATCTCAGCATCTGCACGGGCACGAGCCAGGTTTTGTGCATATTGTTCAGGGTTGACAGCACCACCCATCATGCCAGCACCTAACGCCTCAGGTGCTACGCCTAGTCCAATGCGACCACGCTGTAGTTGTTGCTGCCGTAGGGCAATGTCTTCAGCACGGCGGGTAGGAGCTAACAGACCTTGTTGCTCTGCCAGCACCTGTGCAGCCATCTCTTGTGGGGACATACCTGCGAGCTGCTCTTGTGCCTGCCTTGCCTGCCCATAGTAGAAGTCACGGAAAGCTGCAAGTTCAGGGTCTAGTTCATAACCAGCAGTTTGTGCCTCTTCATCGAAGAAGCTACGACCAAACCCTGTAGTTACTGCATAGGGTCGGAACTTAGCCGCCTCAGCCGCAATTTCTGCTGCTCTAACTTGTGCATCAGCCGCCCTGTCAGCAGAGCTTGCCGCCATGCTTGAACCAAGTAAGCCCCCAAGACCGCTAATAATGGTAAATGGATCCATAATTCTTTCCTTTGTTAAAGGATGTTCTCGTCCCACTCCACCTTAATGGCAGGTAGAACAGAAGGACGTGTTGCCCAGTTAATGTTTTGTGGAAACCCAGCTTGATTAGTTACGTCCAACAAAGCCTGACGATAAGCAGACACCTCTTGTTGTTCTGCTTCAGATAGAGCAGCCCATCGTAAAGGGTTAGTTACAACAGGGTCTACCTGATAACGTAGCATGTCATCCCTACGAGCACGAGCAATCTCTGCTTGTCTAGCACGGATAGCATCAGTGGTTGGCGCATCCCAAGAAGAACCATTCCAAGTGTGCAGCACAGAAGGTTGGCTAGGTATCTCTACAGTGCCAGCAGGGTAGGTCGCCATAACCTCTGCGTTAGGTGCTTCAATAGCAACCCACACACCAACCGAAGGATTATAAAAAGTTTTTTCAGCCATGTCTTACCTCAATTCTGCCCAATGTAGAAGGTTGCGAACATCAACTCTGTAATAGTAGTTATTAGGAACAACAAATGACATATACGCTTGCTCAAAAGGTCCACACCCTGAGCCACTTGTAGCAGAATAGACAACCGTATAACTACTTGTGCTTGTTCCTACCCACGCAGTTCCTTGTACACATAAGCTGATAGCAACCTCAATCGGGTTACCAGTTGTGTTTTGATACCACGTTCCATTAGCCCGTGAAGGTGTACTCCACGACTGACCACTACCTAGTTGTGATACGGTAGCCCATGAGTTGTCACCACGAAGGAAGTTAGAAGAAGAGCCAGTACCAGTGGGCGTTACAGTTGCTAAAGTGCCAAGTCCAAGATTGGTACGAGCATCAGCAGCAGTAGAAGCACCAGTACCGCCATCTGCAACAGCAAGGTCAGTGATTCCACTAATAGTTCCTCCATTGATGGTAGGGCTGGTTAGTGTCTTATTGGTCAGTGTTGCCGTGTTGGTACGCTCTGCATACACATGAGCAGTAGTGGCAATCTGAGTGGTGTTGGTTCCAGCAGCAGCAGTAGGTGCCGTAGGTGTTCCAGTCAGTGCTGCATTGTTTGTGTCAGCCTTAGAGTTAACAGCCGTAGCAAGGGCGTTAAACTCATCATCAATCTCTGTTCCTTTAACAATCTTTGCTGGGTCACCTGTGGTCAGCGTGTCCTTTGCAGCAAAGTTGGTAGCCTTAGTGTAGTTAGCCATATTAGCTCACCCTTCCAGTTTTTACAAATGCGTCAATCTTCTGTACGCTTAATTCTGAACCATTAACATCAGCCTCAAAGCCGAGTTGCATTACATTTCCACTACCGCCAACACTACTCTTTACATTGTCAACAACAACACCTAGTGTGTATTCGGCAAGAGGTGAACCGTTAGCGCCATATTCAGAAACACCATACTCTGCAATGTTTCCTTGTGCAGGTATAGTGAAGACATAGGAACTTGCAGTGTTTTCGTAATCAAATGCACATTTAATAACAAACGTCTGATTAGCACCACCAACCACCGTAGTGGCAATTTGCTTCAACATCTTTGTCACTGTGGAATTACCAAAGTCAATGAAGTGTGAGAAGTAGCGCATACGGAAGGCAGAGCCATTGTCCTCGTACCCTTCATACTTACCAATACCGTTAGTTTTACCAATCAATAATTCACGGTTGCGACGGCGTAAGAACGAATCAGCCTCATAGTTGTACCACGTTGTAACCCGCGCAGACCCGTCCTCAAGAGGAGAGCGCATGTCTAACACGTACACAGTGGAGGTGTAAGGGAATGTTATTAAATAAAACGCATTAGTCTCTGAATAAACAGAAACAACATCGTCTAAGTCACCCATGTTGGCAATCTCAGTTGCCATGTCCTTTAAGAAGTCGTCCCTAACATTCTTAGTCAGGTCGCGCAAGGGTAGGCTTTTCTCTTGAATAACTCTACCCAAGCTGCGGATGCCCGTGTCTGACAAGAAGATAAGGTCATTACCTGTCAACTGAACACTATCCCTAGCTACACAGCCCACTCCAGCAATAACGTCATTAAGCTGAAAGGCAGTGCCAATAGGGTTGGATGCGCCGCTGTACAAGACAATGTTGTTCTTACAGAAGATGACTAAGAAATCGTTGTGCGCTGCTAGAGCCACAATGGTGTCTGCGTTGTTAGGC